CCTGATTTATCAAAATCAAAGTCTGATTGTTTGACTTGTTCGTTTACTTTAGCATCAATAAATTGTTTAAATTGTTCATTTTTAGGATCTAAAACACCATTAGTATCTATATAAGGTTTTACTTCATTAAATCTTTTTTGTAAATCATCAAGTTTTTGTTGTCTTGCTTGAGCATCTTCTTGTTGTTTTTTAGCACTTCCAGCAAACTCAGGATTTACTGTGTTGATTTTTAGATTTTCAATTATATCACCTTGGTTAATAGCTATAATAGTGATTTTATAAGTACCATTAGGTTGATATGAATATCTAAAATTTTTAACTATACCAAAAAAACCATCATAATTACCTGATCGTTTTTGTCTTTCACTTTTTATAGAGTTAAGTAAATTATATTGTGTTACAATACCTGTCCCTTTAGAAGTTTTTTTAACAGGTTGTAATACAGATTGGAAGGGAGTAGTTATTAAATTACTAGGATCAATATTAACAATATTACCTGTAGTATTATCAATATAACGAGTATGACCCCATTCTAACAAAAATGAGTATCCTGGATGCATAAATAGAGCATCAATTAAATATAGTTGTTCTCTATTAAAAGCAGTTATTTCAATTTCTGCTTGAGCTAAAAAACCTTGGTTGATGTATCCTATTTTTACAGATTCAATACCAGGCATCGGTCTGATGCCTTGAATTAATCCACCAAAACCATAAGAATTTCTAATTGAAAAATCTTTATTGTTAGTAAAGTATTCTGTATTGTTTGAAGCTGGGTTAAAAGATGTTATGGTATTATTTGAGTCTGTGGTAACAGAAGATACTCCATTATATAATATAAAATTTTTAGCTAAATTAGAACCAACTAAATTAGAAACACCTAATTCTTTTGCTTTAGTATCAGAAATATCAACTGAGGAAATCATTCTAACCCATGATGAATTATTAGTTTTCCATAAAGTTACATCATCTGTTGTGGTTGAACTTTGGGGTAAACCCAATCCTAAAAGTAATTGTCTTTGGTTAATTTGTTCTCTAACATAACCATCAAAAACCTCTCCTATAATATTTGCCATATTATTGATTATTTAATTGTTTAAAACTCAAAATTATATTATTTAAATTAGTTGGTATTCTTATTTGTGTTCCTTCAGGAATATATAAAGAATTTAATCCTACATCAGGATTAGCTGAAGCTATTACCCAATAATATTCTGATGTACCATAATATTGTTGAGATAATTTATCTAATCTATCTCCTACAGTAGTATATACATAAATATCACTTTCTAAATAAGGAATTTCAGGATATTTAACACCAACATATGAAGAAATAAATCCAGATTGGTTAGCATTTGAGTCAAAAATAGTGTTTATATATCTTTCCATTATACTACAGCATTAGTTGATATAAAATTTGCTCCTTTTTTAGGGACAAAATTATGTACAGGAGTAAAGTTTACAGTAACAGTTATTACTGTTGGTAATATTTTAGCTATATTTTTATCTAATGGTTTACCATCAATGTCTCTAGCTATATCCCAAGGAATATTATTTGCTACAGAATAATTAACAGAATTTAAAAATCCTGGTACTTGTGTTAAATAATCACCTATAGTCATTTTTACAAAACATCCTCTCATAAACCCACTATTCTGAGCATAGTCAGGAGCTGTTAATGAAGCTAAATAATTTATTTTTTGATATTGTGGTGATTGTTCAGCTCTTGATTCTACAGCTATTGTAAAACCAAAATTAATACTTCTTTGAAAACTATCATAAATGTAAAAATTTTCACCTCGTCCTGAATATTTAAAGGATTGCCAGTTGCCTGTAAAATTATCTGTAAAATTTTCTAAATAGGCTCTAAAATGAATAAATTCATATTGAGAAGGATCATCATTATTTACAACTTGGAAATAAAAAGGTATTAAATCTGATTCGGATAATGATGATGATACTGTATTACTTTTATATACAACAGAAGTATTAATTTTATCAGATGGGGTACCTGACGATAGAGCTGATATATTAGATACATCTTTGTTTCGTAAACCAGGATCAGACATTCCAAAAGTAGTCTGTCTATTATTATTTATATATTTACTTTTAGCTAGAAAACTATTAAAAGTAGTTGATGATGGTGTTGAGTCTCTAAAATCTAAAATACCCTCACTTCCATCAATATTTGTACTATTATATTGTTTTGGATTAGTTTGAGCTAATTCTGATGATATAATAGTACTAAATTTAGATGAATTGGCTTGTTCTTGGTCTTGAGTAAGAATTGTTTTAGCAGTGTTTGTTGCTCTTCTATAACCAAATAATCCATTTCCATTAATTATGAAAGTACTATTAGAACCATTATCAAAATCAATATCAAAACCATTAGCTGCTCTTCTATCTACTGTAGTTTTAGGATTTCCTAAAATTTTAGAACTGTATAAGATAGTTAATCTATTTGTTTTATCAGTATTATATACTGTTTGAGTTTGGTTTAAATAAGACACACTACCTTGTCCATGAGGTATATCAAAATTAAAAGGATTTAATCCTAATTTATTAGTATGTTCTCCAAAAGCATTACCTGCTAATTGAATTAAAGTATTTACTGGATTGTAAATTTCAACAGGGTATATATCTTGTGGTAAATGAGGTCTAAAAGTTTGAGCTAATAAATTTTGTTGAGCAGTCCATAATACTCCATTAGTTGATTTTAAGAATTTACCAATTCTTATTTCATCATCTTTAATATGTTTAGCTAAAAACTGACCTCCTCTAATAAATAAATCATTACCTGTTTGACCTATTTGTTCTATAGGTAAACCAAAACTATCTTTAAAAGGTATAGTTATAAAAGGTTGACCACTAAAACCACCACCTGGTCTATCTGAGGCTCTACCAATACCAAATTTTAAATCTTTTTGGTCAAAAATACCTTCCGCTACAGCCTCTGGAGGAGTAGTGTATTCTGAATTACCTGGATATTTTTGGGAAAAGGGGTAATTCTGATAAAAAGATGATAAATCTGTTAGTAAAGCTTTTAAAGACATTACTTAGGTAAATTATCTAAATATTTTGAAGGAGTTTTACCGTTTAAATCTAATTGAGAAGGTCTTGGTAAACTATTTAAAGTACCATCTAAATATTCATTATAAGCAGTATTTACTTCAGAAAAGTTACTACCGTTTAATGAATAACCAGGATCACTACCATTAGCATGTAATTTAGATAAAGATGTAGCTCCAGGGTTTGTTGGAGGTGTTTTACCATCGTAAGCAGTTAAATTAGATCCTCTTTTTGTTAATAAGTCTTTAATTCCCATAGTTGTATTTTGTTATAAATATTAAAAAATTATTTTTGTTTATAATCACCTACAGCTACAGCTGATCCTACTTTATTACCAGACATTACAATATCACGTTGGGTTGATAATTGAGTATTTATATTTTCTAATAATTCATTAGTTCGTTGAGTACTTCCTTCTCCTGTATGTCCAGTTAATGATTCATATCTAGCATCTTCTTTATTAGTGCTAGTTAATCTATTTTGCATTCTTTTAAATGCTTTAGATTCAGGAGTATTAACTAATGATTGGTATCTTTCTTGTTCTTGATTTTGTTTATAGGCACTAATTCCAGATATTGCCAATCCAATTCCTGCTCCTGCTAAAGCACCCATAGGACCTAACATAGAACCCATCATAGCTCCTTGTCCCGCTCCAGATAATAAACTTCCTGCTGTACCCCCAATAGCATTTCCAGCTAACATACCTAACCCACCTAAAGCTCCAGCTCCTAAACCTGTTAAACCACCTTTTGTTCCACCAACAGTTACACCACCTTTAGGTGCTTGACCTCCTCCTGGTAAGAATTGTCCTCCTTTATAAAAAGTACCAGCTGTTCCTTTTGTATAAAAAGAACTCATCATTCCACCTATTCCTCCAGCTCCAGCAGCTCCACCAACTCCACCAGGTTGATTTCTTACAATAACATGAGATGGATTGTTTGGGGATCCTATTTGACCCATAAACATAGTTCTTATTTTATTAAGAGCTAATCCACCAGCAATAAATCCAAAATATTTACCAACAGTAGCTAATGTTTCTATAAGACTTTTAAATCCACCACCAGAAAAAAACTTATCAACTTTATCTAATACTTTTATAAAAACAGGTTCTAATTTTTGAACAAAAACATCTTTCATTTTTTCAGTTAAATTAGCTAACTTTTCTTGGAAAGAAATATTTTTTACCTGTTGTTTTAATTTATCATCTCCAATTTTCTTTAAGAATGATTCTTTATCAGCTGCTTTAGCATATTGAGCTGCTAAATCATTAACATCTCTAGCACCTGCTCTATTAGCAGCATTTAACATTTCTTGGTTTTCCAACATCTGACCAAATTCATCACGTTGGAAACCTAAAGATTTTGCTATTGCTTCTTGCTGTATTCTATTCATTTTACTGAATTTTTCAGCATTAATACCTTGGTCGGCTATTTCTTTAGCCATACCTGCTATATCATTATTTAAAGCAGCTGTTCTTGCTTTTTCTAAATTTAAGTTTTGTCCAGTTAATAACTCTGCTTCTAATTCCGCTCCAATAGAATCTTCAAAATTTAATAAACTACTAGCTGCTGATTCTAAACTAGAAAATTCAGCTCCTAATTTTTTAGCTTCAACTACAGATCTAACTAAACCTTCTGCTCCACCTTTGATATTTAATCTTTGAACAGCAGTAGTTTTAGCTATAGATTCCATAATCTCTTTATCACTTAAAGCGATTTTATTTTGAGATTTTTGTAATACTACTTGTCCTGCTATTTGAGTTGAAATATCTTTAAAGTTTTTACCTTGTAGTACTGATATTTTATATTGAGCAGTAGCTGCTTCTTTACTTAAACCTACTCCTTTAACTAAATCATTGTATGTTTCTACTGTTTCATCAGTAAAATTAGCATAAGTTCCAGCTATTGAATTTAAGTCAGTAAACGCTTCTACTAAATTACCTGCTGTGGATAATATATTACTAGAATGAGCAGCTATGTGAGTAAAATGACCTGATAGTTCTCGAGCATTTTGGGATGTGGTTCCAAAATTTTTGCCTATACTAACTGATCTTTGGTCAAATTCTATAAAGGCTTCTTTAACAAAATGAAAAGTTTTAGCTAAAGCACCACCAATAAGAGCAGCTTTAACTAAAGGATCTTTTAAAGATTCTTTTACACCATCAAATATACTTTTAACTCCAGCTCCTAATACTTTAAAAGCATTACCTGAATTGGCTGCTTCTCTTAAATTTTTATTTACATCTTCAAAATATTCACTACTAATACCTATATGTTCTAATGAACTAGAAATTCCTTTAAATATATTCCCAGTTATACCTAAGGTTTTTTGGATTTTTTTCTCATTTTCTAATTCAGCAGCAGTTTGTTCATTAATGTCTTTTAATAAACCTGTTTTTTTATCTAAAGCAGCATTAACTTCATTTAAAGCTTCTAATGCTTTATCATCTGTTTTAGATTGTATTTCTAATTGTTTTTGTAAAACTTTAAGGTTTTCAACTTCTAAACCTATTTGTTTTTGAATATTTTTTAACTGTTTTACAGTTAATAGTTCTTCACCTTTTTTATGTTCTGAAACTTTTCTTGTTAAACTTTCTAATTTATCAAAAGATCGTGTTGTTTCTTTAACTGGGTTGATACCTCCTTTTAAATCATCGACTATGTTTTTTAATGTTTTAGAAATACTACCAAAAGTATCTTTTAAATCATTAACTTCATTTTGTAATTGTTTTATAAATGTTTGAGCATTTTTAGCATCTCCATTAAAACCTTTAAATATATTATCTAAATTAGTATAAGCATCACCCCCCAATCTTTTAATTTCATCATTGAGAAGTTTTATTTGTTTTTTTAGCTCTTGAAGATTTTCAGCCATATATTATAAATATTTAAGGGCATCATTTTTTTGATGCCCCTGATTGGTATAATATTTTTTGTTTAGGATTAGGTGGAGGGTAAGGTTGTTGATTTTTTAAATTTTTTAAATTTTTAATTGTAGTTTGTATGTTAGTTTCATCATTTGGTTTTGATTTTTCATAATGTTCTTTTAATTGAGACAAAATAAATTTCCTTAACCAAATAGGAAGATCATAAACAGTGTTAAAATCATATCCTCCTTGTCCCCAGAAACAAATATCATGTATCTGTAAGAATAATATTTTTCTATACTCTCCTAAATTATCAGGATTCAGGGTAAAAAAAGCTAAGATCTACTGGTAGATCGATCTCCTCCTCTAGATCATCAAAAGTATTAATTTTTACTTTTGTGTTAACATCAGGTTGGAAAGATGAAATATAATTTCTTAACTCACGAGAATCTTTAGCTAATAAATAGTTATCTACAAATTCACGAATAACTTTTTTATCATAATTACCATCAATAGCTGTAATAATTTGTTTTAAACGAGTTGTTAGTTCTGGGGAGTTATCTTTATTAATTTTTTTATAGCCTTCTAATTCGGCTTCAATTTCTTTTTCATCTTTACCTGTTAATAATTTAAAAGAAACAGTTACTTTTGAATGAGGTAAAACATAAGAAAACTCATTTGTTCCTTTAGTAAATAAAGATTCATCAATTGGTTTATTATCTAAAGTAGTTAAATCAACTGAATGTTCTTTTCCTAAATAATTAAATTTATAATCAGCGCCATAACCTAAAACACGAGCTGCTATTAAAATAGCATTTTTATCACCAACTATCAAATCTTCAATATTAACTCCTTCAGTCATAATTAAAGAGTTAATTAGTTTATCAAATACTACACCTTTTTTAACATAAGCTTGGTTTGTTAAAATGTCTTCTTCTTTTGCTGTCATGTATTTCATTTCAACAAAACCTTTTGATAGAGGATTGGATTCAGGATAAACTAAACCTTTAGAAGGTAAATCAATTGTTTCTGTAGGGAACTTAAATTCTGCCATAAAATATTTTTTAATAACTGTTATTTGTTATAAATATTACTAAAATAAAAAAGCTCGCAATTTCTTGCGAGCTCTCTATGTTTTTCTTTTTTAATTAGAAGTTTAATACACAATAATCAGGCTGAACAGTCATGGTAATATTAACTGCTTGGTCTGTTGTATCCCAGTTATATTCACCAAAGTTAGCATCTGTGATAAAAGCTCCTTTAATAACCCACTCAGACACAATATCACCTACAGGTCCTAATACATCAAAAGTTAAGTCTTTCTTATAGAAATCACTATAACCATCACGACCAGTTACTGATTCATGATGTAAACGTACCCATTCCATTACAGCTTGAGCACCTGATGGAGTAATAGGATCAAATAATGTAAATTGTATTGGTTGCCATGTTGTTACACCTTTAACATAACGCTGTACGTTAATATGGTTTAAACGAACTGTACCTTGCTGAACTTGTATTGCACCTACACCTTTAATTTCATAAGCAGGAATACCGTCAATATACATAATGAATCGGTTCGCCTGTTTTGGTTCAAAGGCGGTGAAAAATATTTCGTTTGGATCTAATACTGCCATTTTATTTATTTTGTTTTGTTATAAATATTCAATTTTTAAAAATTATGCTGGGAAAGTTGCTCCTGTAGGTAAAATGTTGAAGTTCAAGTAAATGAATTCAGCAGTTTTAGTAGGTTGAATATAAATAGCTCCTATCAATTGGTTTCTATCAATTACATCAGGAGTATTATTTGAATCATCCATTACTACTTTAAAAGCATACAAACCTTGTCTTTGTTGTACTGATGTTAAATAAGGATTAACTTGTGATAAGAAAGTATTACGAGTAGCGATAGTATTTTGTTCAAATACTAAGTTATTAGCTACTTGTGAGATGTAAGATTTTAAAGAAATTAATAATCTTCTTACATTTACACGATCCAAAGCACTTGCTTTAGTTTGTAATGTTTTCTGTCCATAAACTACAACTCCTGTTCCAGGGAATGTTGCAATTGGGTTTACTTTACCTGTGTATAAAGTATCTCTATTAGTTTGAGATAATTTTTGTTCTGCTCTAATCACATTTCCTAATCCACCTCTGTTAATACCAGCTGGTGCAAACCAAGGTTCACTTACTGAATCATTATAAGCATAAACACCACCAATCATAGTCGAAGCAGGTACCCAAACATTAGCTCCAGTGTCAGGATCAATTGTTTGTAACCATGGCCAGTATGAAGCGGCATATGAAGTATTACGAGAAGCAGCTTGAGTAACTACTGTAGATACTGTTGAGTTATAAGGTACTAAATCAAGTACAAAAATACTATCACCTCTATTTTGAGTATTTGAGATAATAGATGTAACTTGTGAAGTTTGTAATGAGTTAAATAAACCAGGAGTTAACAATACATTAAATCTGTAGTCATCTGCATTAGATAATAAACTAACCATATTATTATAGCTAGCACTTGGAATACCTTGAGATCTGTTACCATCAGTAATCTGATCATAATACTGACCATTTGTAGCAATAGTTCCTACAGCACCTGTAAATGAACCACTTCCGTTTGAAGGAATATAAGGAGTAAATGCTGCTTTAGCAATACCATTATTATCAAAATAATTAGGAGTAGGATAAACTACTGATTTAACTCTAACATATTTAGAAGCATTTGGATAAGATCCAGATACAGTAATTTGGTTAGTAGTACCATTATAATTTAAATCATAATCACCTATTACTTTAGCAATATAGTTTGGAGCAAATGGATCTAATGATAAGTTAGTCCAAGTTTCAAGAATAACAGGATCATTTGTATTGTCACTACCTTGTCTAATTAATAATGAGAAAGTACCTGAAGCAGTATCTGCATTTTGGATTTCCCATCTTACATTATCTGTAGAACCTGAAGCTAATGAACCTGAGATATCTAATGAACTTGAACTGTTCATTATAGTACCTTCAGAAAGAGTTTCTAATATGAAAGAGCCTGAAGTATTACTTCCACTAATTGGTGAAGTAGCTGAGGTAAATGAACCAGAAGCAACTCTTGCTACTAATAAAGTTTCACCACCATTATTAAAATAGTTGTAAGCAGCAATTGAGGTAAAATAGGTATAAACATTACTTGCACTTGTAAAAGTAGTACCAAAAATATTTTGATATTGACTATATGAAGTAACGATTGTTGGAACCTCAACAGGACCTTTTACTGTAGGACCGATAATAGCGGCTCCAACAGTTACAGGTTGTTGGGTAATAAATGACTGGTCATTTTCTAAAGCAAGTACGCCAGGTGATATTAAAGTTGATGCCATTTTCTTTTAGTTTTTATTCTGTTATAAATATATTAAAAAATCTTAAAAATCAGATCGATTTATAACTATTTAAAATAAAAACCTTTGAATATAAATATTGTTAACCTAAATAAGCCACAATAAAATTTACATCATCATTTGAAGAAGCTCCTGTTTCTTTAATAAAAAATCCATTTCCACCAACAGCTTCTTGAATATATAATGTAGAAGGTGATGGAGAAGTTGAACCAGATGCTTTAGTGGCTGTAACCCAATATTGAGTTTGGAATGTTTTACCAAGTAAAGCTGATGGGTTTAAAAGTGAAGAAACACCTGATGCTAAAGTAACAGAACCTGCTAATAAACCTAAATTTCCTGGTCCAGTAAATGTTCCACCAGGTTTAGGAGTGTAGTTTTGAGGATTTGAAATTACATAAGTGGCTGTATTAGCATTACCATTTAAACTACCTGTTATGCTTCCTGTTACAGATACACTTCCTGTCACTTTAAGTGAACCAGATAAAGTAATATCATATTGAACTGCTCCTGTAAAAGCATCTACAGATTGAGTAACGTGACCTACCTGAATAGTAGCACCTGTTGTTATACCAGTTTTAGATAATACAGCCATTTATGATAAATATTCTAAAAATTAGTCTAATTTAGGAAAAGGTATAAATAATCCTTTTTCAATATCTACTTGACCTTCTCCGTATTTAAATTGAATTTCTTGAGCAAAAGAATTTTGTTCTTCACTCATGTCAATCATCTGTTGTTTAATTTGATCTTTAGAGATTTCAAGATTTAATTTTTGGATTTCAATTTGACCTAAAATGTTAATCATTTCTTGGTTTTTTAATTGATAACTTTTGAATTTTTCTAATTCTTCGATTGTTAATGAAACTGGTTGCATATATTTTGTTTTAGTTTGTTGGAATTTCTATAATATTAAAAGTTGACCCAGGAGACATTGA